AGCCAACCCCTGCAATATCCGTTGTTGATAAGCCTGACGTTGGGCTATATTCTTATCATACGTGTCAGCCCAAGTACGAGCGTTTATATTATCAGCCCAAGTTCTTTGAGCCACGTTACCTTGCTCTACCTCATTAATGTACTTACCTATATTAGAACTCATTATAGCCTGTAGATTAGACGATAATGCCCCTCTTTGGGAATCCGGGACATTACCCATCTGATCCAATTGTGATTGGAAAGCACGATTAGCCTCAACCATATACTGATCAGCCGATCTCAACACCGGGTCCACGGTAGGAGCGTAATGTCTTTCCAGACCTTCCGTTGTCACGGCTCCCGGAGTCATCCTAAACACCTCAGGGAAGTCAAGGCCACCACCCACTATATTCCTGTTCCCGTTACCATTATTAGTCTTACTGGTGTTAGTACCGGTATTGGCATTGGTATTAGGGAGCTTACTGGTATCAACCAGCTCCGGCATCCCAAGATCTACATCAGGTTCCTCCACATCACCTATATCCATAGGACCGGGAGCCACCTTGTGGGGATCGAGTATGAAGTCAAGACCTTCCATTCCTTTCATGGATCTCAATGCCTGCATCTTAAGCATATCCTCCCCAAGGATCTTATTAACAATATCTTTATTCTTGTCAGAAAACAGTTGACTGAAATGAGTGATACCAGCGTCGTTAAGAGCCTTGTGTTGATCCTCGGTAACTACATCCAAACCAATCATGGGACGGGATGTGGTAAACAAACCCAATTTGTTGTCTCTCATCCTATCATGGTATGCGGCTTTCTTATCTTCTGGATAATTACCTTGACTATCCTCACCACCAAAAGAAACGAGCGTCGTGTAATCCCGAAGCGCCTCGGCGTTGGCGATGATCGGGTTCTCTGCCGTAGCCAAGCCCATCCAGCTACTTGTCTGACCGTAGATAGCGTCTTGCAATGCCCTAGCCCTAGCGCCCTCTGAAGCTCCCATATAAGCATCGTAAGCGACCGGATTGAATGTCTTATAATAATTCAACCTCTCATCCGTATTAATGCCTCCATAAGAGCCATCGGCCCCTTGGCGCTGATAACCGAAATAGTTAGGATCATTGTTGAACCTATTCTCGATCGGACGGAAAGTTAATTTACGACCGAACAAAGACGTGCCTCCTATCTCCATCTTTTGACGAATACCAGCCACTTTATTAAGCAACTCTTTCTTAGCCTCAGCTATATCCTCCTCCGTAAGACCATATTCTTTCATGGATCTGGATATGATGTTATCTATCTCACCACCCTTAGCGAAATACGTATCCTCATCCTTCTTCATCTTCCGGTCTTCCTGCTCCTTGTATATGACATTAGCGAAGTTCGTAAACCTTCCCTCTAAGCCATTAACGGTATCGTTACTATCATTTATAGCCTTAGATAATACGGAGGCGTTTAAACGCCTTGTATTCTCATCATCTATCTTATCGTTCTTCTTCAACTTCTCTAACGCCTTCTTCTGGTCATCGTAAGCCGATTTAAGACCGATCTTATCCTTATACCTGTCCATTAACGTAGCATACGTATCCTTAGGCGTGGCCTTAATCCCATACGTATCCCTAATGTATTTGGCGAAGTCCGGCTCTATGGTGGTATCATCGGTAATAACCTTCGTACCCTGCTCCAAAGAAACGGGCGTTCCTCCATCGGCGTGCTTCTGCCCCATGGCCTCCATCGGCGCCTCACCGGGCTGCGTCACGTACTCACCCTTCTCGACCTCCACGTTGGCTTGATCTTCCATCGACTTAGGTAACGGATATAAATACTCTCCGGTAAGGCTTCCGCTATCAAACCTATTATTAGGCCCTAGATAAACACCACCTCCATCCTTATACCGCATCTGAGATTGCCGTCTCTGCCTAGCCTCTCGCTCTTGAGCTAACCTGATATTAGTACGAGTGCCTTGCTCTGACGCCATCCCTGAGAATACATTCCTTGCCAACCCTAAGACACCGCCGATGCCTGACATTACAGTACCCACGACATTAGCCGTCTTAGCCCCGGTGGATAAATCACCGTATCCCTCGCTTCTCATACGCCCTATACCACGCCCCATCTGGGTAAACCTAGATCCTATATCATCAGCTCCATAATAAGGTATGGTGGTAAAGTCAAAAACATCCGTACTGCCAGACTCATCAACCTTCTTATTGCTGTCAACGATAGCGTTCAAATCACTTGTATCAATGGTATTAATATCAGGCTGCTGAATATCAAATCCTATCTGGGTAGACGAAACCAAAGGTTCCACTCCAAGACCCTGAAGACCAACAACATCACCGGGCATGACAGGATCAACTTCCCCAGCCTTTTGATATTTAGGTATCTTTCTCTTGATTACATACTTGCTCATGCCAAATCATTTTTCGTTCTGATACAAAGATAATTTAAAAAAAATAGAGACTCATCATTTAGCAACGATGAGTCTTTTTAATATCAATCTTTTAAACACGTTATAGGATTGCCCCACTTCTTTTTCCACTCATGACCAAGATAATCTATAAGTTTATCATAAGTATCTATAAAACCACCATCTATAACCCCGGTGATAACATTCTCTACAGCTACTATGTCGTTTAACTGATTCTTTGTAGCCGTATTCCTTATCCCACTCTCATGCTTGTTAAAGACAATAAAATTAATAGCCTTAGCTACCCTTGATATCTTATCAGACAACTGACCCTTGTCACTAACCAACCTGGCGACAGCCGAACTCATCTTGATATAAGCCTCGCCAGCGGCATTCCTGTCCTCTATGAATCCATCATGCAACCATATTATCACCTTGGCGTATATCTCCGGATCCAACTCCAAGGCTATCATGACAAAGAAATATGGATTAATATACCATTTTTGCCCCTCTCCTTTTCCCTTGCGATAAGCCATACCGTATTTTTTAAGATCCGTCATCTTACCTATTTTCAATACCTCTTTTTGTACAGTACTTTTCATTACTGTACATATATTGTTAACACTTAGCTCTTTAACTAGAGATTTCATTTTCTCCTGAAATCCATTAGTGGCAAACAAATGATCAAGCCTTCTAGACTCCAACCCCATAGATTTACGCTTTTCATTCAAGGCTTCCATAACTTCCGTTATGCATACAAACCCGTCCTTGGACATAACAGAAATGTTCCTACCTAATAATTCCCTACTCTCTGATGATAAAATCAAATTACTTTTCATACCTTTACCAAAAGTTTTAAATTAATAAATGCGCCTATCCGCTCGTGATGAGTAGGTAGGCGCACAAATATAAGCAATACTAATATTATTACAAAATATAATAGCTTATATTATAGATAATAAAATCTTGAAATTTTACATATCTCAAATAATTACAAGATGCTAAATCCTTTTCACAAATAACGAACCTATTGCTTTCACTAGGTCATAGAAGCCAGCAGCACTGAGCCCGACTGCCACTCCATATAATAGAGCTTCCCACCATTCACTACCTACCAACAATGGGGATACCTGAAGGAACCAAGCCAAGATACATACCAACATGCCGATAACTACAGCCGACAGGATCTTAGCCCACTTATGGGTGTCGATATACGGCACCACCTTAGCTAGCTGAGTGGCTGACATCGTGACGAAAGCCATGATGCCGGTAAAGGTAGTCAGATCAATAGTAATAGGCCCTTCTGATGGGATTACCTCTTGCGCCATCAAAGCGAATGGCGTCAATAACATAGCAAATAAAAACAACAATCTTTTCATATCTAAAACGTTTAATAATTTCACAAATATAGCATTAATTCTGGGTTCTGCTCATACCCTTTATATTCAGCATCAACCCCGGTATCATATTAAGAACCAACTGCCTTTTTGCCTGTTCCCTACGCATACGCTCGGCCTCCGCTATCTGCGCCTCTGATTGAGGATCATTCTTAATATTATTAGCGATGTCCTCTATAGCTTTCTTGTTAGCTCCGGATTGAGCTAGCATCTTATATAACAGGTCTTGGCCTTCCTTCTCCCACCAGCTGTCCATGGTAGGGCGGGAAGCCAAAGAAGGATCGGCAGGGGCTACCGTCCCAGGCACGGGCTGCTGACCTCCGTCCCCCGTGCCCGAATCCCGCTGTCCGAACTCGTATCTCATTGGCTCGTTCTCCGGGACACCGTATCTATTGGAGAACATATCGGCGAACTCAAGCCGCTTCTCATTTCTTAATGTCGATCCAAGGGGTCTTCCGTATCCTTGATTCCATGCCACGGTAGCGTCCTTATAATTCGTGGCGTTATCAAAATCAGCCTTCGAATACATATAGTAATTATATATATTGCCTTGAGCGTCCTTATCAAAGAACTTGCCTTGGTTCATGTAGTTCCAGCCTAGCCCCGGTACACGACCTTGATACTCATCCACAAGATAATCCAGCTGTTGGGTTAATGTCGGCTTCTTACCGTACCTACGCTGTAGCTCTTTCTTTCTAGGCCCAAGCCATTGCTGGATGCCAAAATCACCGGCGGCACCTAGGGCTTCGGTATCCCCTCCTGACTCGGCGGCGATGTTCGCCAAGATACCAATAGCTTGAGTTTGTGGTATACCCTTCTTGTCTGTTAGGTAGTCCCATATCTCGTCATACACAGTCATCTTACTATCATCTGATCTACGAGGATCAACAACGTATTTGCCAGCTCCATAAGGAAGATTATTCTCAACAGCACCTCCTTTATCAAACTTATCATCATATCCTATAGATTCAAAATACCCAGGATTTCTATAAGCATAGCTTCCTTCTTTAGGCAATACTATTCTATCTCTTATCCTAAGAGGAGTATCACGCTCTGGGATAACACCCTCTACACCAAACCTCTTAAAATCATAATCATCCTTAACATCCAAGACCCTGGTATCAGGATGCCATCTAACAGAAAAGTTTTTCAACCCTCCAAGACCCGTATACTTATACTTGCGATCACTTCCCTCTTTTTTCTTTCTCAGTCTTACAGGAGAATGAGATTCATTAACAACAACCCACTCGTTAGGGCTATTTATGATTATCTCAGCCACATCATTATCTTCTGAGGCAGCCCTTCTCATGCCTTCATCTTCATATATATTTTTATACGACTTACCCTTAACCTTTTCTTTATTCAACTTAGTGTACATCGTATCAGCTAAAGCCTGTATCATTCTAGCTTGTTCCTGCGGGAGTCCAACGTATTGGGCATTATCATCATCTCCTTCAAACCTAACATCACTCTTAGGCAACCCTGATATATCACCAGTGGCATACGCCTTCCATAAAGCCTCTTCATGATCAGTGGCATAATCATCCCTCTCAATATTAAACATCATCCTGCCTAATATCCCAGGACCATGATATAACGCCGATTTAACATCGGTCTCTATACCTGGGTTGATAGCCTTATACCATTTATCTCCATCAGAATCAACCATCCCATTGGATTTATCTAATTTCTTAGCTGGAGATTTCATAGCCTTTTCTATAGATTCGACAACAGAATCTATAAGATATCTTGGTCTCTTATAAAATTCGCCATCAACTTTTATAGGACCTCCATCCTGCTTATCTTTGATCTTCTCTCCCCATAGTCCATATTTATCCCTAGGCCATATGCCGTCTATGGCATCCACATAACCAACGGGATACTCCCCTTCCAGACGCCGGTTCCGCCGCTCGTCCGCTGGGTACAGGGCGTTGGCCAACGGCTGCGTGATATGACCCAACCCCTTATCCTTGGAACTCGACATAGCATCCACCACAGTCCGATATACAGGTCTTAATTTCTCAGGTAAATATAGCCCCGCCTCATCAACCAACTCACCGATCTTCTTATTTATACCCCTGATACTGAAATTATAATTACCCATGCCATTATTCAACGGGGACAACGCACCTCTTATCCCATTCATGCCTTTAACTGCGGCTCCTCCGCTAAGGATATCAAACTCCAGGGATACGTTCCTTAAAGGACTATCATCCATACCCCTGAAATACATAGGACGCTCGCCTCTTACGACACGATCAAGATCCTCCTTATATAAATCCTTTATCCATGAAGGAATTTCCTCCTGTTTATTCTTCTTTGCCATAAATCACGTTTTCTACAAAGATATACATAATCGGATGCAGGATAAAACAATAGGCGGATACATGATTCATATCACCTACCCGCCTACACCCTCAATGCATATGATAAGCCGCCAAAGCTTTCTTGGCCGAATCCCTCGACTTGTACTTGGCTGGCCATAACTTTCCGGTCTTGTTACTAACTACTCTCCAATCACTTCCTACTTTCTTGATGCACCCCGATTTAGGGCACTTACCTGATTTACTAACAGCAGATCTCTTTTTCACCATATCATTGCGTATTAACAGTTATGCTATAATCTTGTAAGTTTATATCAACATTGACAATCTTCGAACTACCAAAATCATATACACACAAATTTAAATTTCCATATAAAACACCAGCGATAACATCGGCATAGAAAGCAACCTCATTACCATCCATAGCATTATAAAAATACAGATACATATGCTGTTTATTAATAACACAGCTTTTTATCTTGTCAAAACCTTCCTTGGTAGTATTTTTCTTAAAATCAATTCCTTCTAAAATATAACTTGATATATCCACTCCAGAAGAACCTATCTCCTTATAAGTCCCATCATCCATCAAGGCCTTATCACCCTTACCTTTCATCTTAAGATGAAGTTGATTATCAAAATCTATATCCTCTTCAGTATTTTTAAAAGAATTTACAAGAACTATCTCGAAATCATTTGATGCAGCAACATTTGAATTAGAATGAATATATCCGACACTTAGATTAGGATAAACAGAAATAGATATATCCATAAGTCCCATACCAAGAATGGTATTTGAACCGCTGATGTAAATAGTGATACAATCATTCCTTTGATCATTAAAAACCATCAAATCATTGATAAGAAATTCACCTACCAATTCCACAAAAGAATCGCTAGGTTTTATCATCCTGATATTAGACGTAGGGTTACTACCAAACAACGATTTTATAGTATTATACTGATCTTGGGTTAAAGTAGAAGGTTGATTAGACGCTAGATGAAAAACAGTATCTAAAAACGCGTTCTCGATATCACCCCTAGCTTGCACCTCCTTATATTTCCCATTATCCATCAAAGCCTTGGTCCCTGTACCGGCCGTAGAGAAGTTGATGCCCCTGTTATCTCCGACTGGGTCACCACCAATCGTTAAGGATATGTCCTTAGTTTGGTTAGATACCGATTGTACGGTATGACTGGTGACAATGGACGTATGGGTAAGGTCGCTGGATATATTGATCATTACATGATAAGATACAATGACCCCAGCTCCCGTATTGCATCCAGAGCGCAACATGGCTTGAATATTCCCGGATGAATCCTTAATTAATATCAAGTCCCCAACCCCATACGTCGATGATGCTCCGGATAAAAGATATTGAATTGGTATATCAACCTCACATTTAGAAGCTATTATATCATATTTCGCTTTGGTAAGGGTAAATTCCTTATCAAAGCCCAAATTAAATAATATAGTTCTAAAATCATCCTCGCTATCGAGATTATCGCCCAAGAAGCCCGGCTCATGAACATCTATATCCTGCCATGTGCCGTCACCACGAAGAAAGGCTGTACGCTTCTCCGCTGCGGGAGCCGGCACCAATCCCGCAGCGCCAGCCCCGGACGCCGTGGCGCCAACCATATCCTTGACCTTATCAAGTCTACTGTCTATTTGATTACCATTGTACTTACTAATAAAATCTTCCATGTCGTTTTTAATATACAAGGGAGAGGAGGCAAAATACCCCCCCCCTATAGATTAATAAATCAATAAACTTTCTCCTCATTGCTAAACCAACGAACTATCATCTTGAACCGACTCTCAATGTCATTCACGAACCTAGCCAAGAACCAATCGCCACGAAGACGATCCCGCCACCTCCGATGATAATCGACAGCCCTAGGGTCGATCTTCCGGTCAATGTCATTCACATCCTTGATCCATACCGGGAGGTTATTAGTATCGTCTTTGACCTCGTTAAAATAGTCATTTATATTTATCTTCTGATCAACCTCCGTCACCAGTATCTCACGGCTATCTTCATTGGTTACAGGATACCTTAACCGCTGGCTCATATCGTTCTTATTGGCGATAACCATCCGAAGCTCTCCGCTGTTGTTGGTATCGTTATAAAACCATGCCTTATTGAATCCGGTAGTCCTAAGAATTTGGTAATTAACCTCATCCTGATACCTTCTGGCATCCATCCTATATTGGTAGTTCGTGAGGATCTTATTCACATACTGCTCACGTACCGGTACCTCTATAACGAACGGATATAGCTTACCGTAAAATACTTGATACGATTGGTTGGTCAATCCATGAGACCATAACCCTATCTCCTGACTTTCACTTGAGTAGTTCTTTCCAGACTGGAAATAATGCTGGTGCTCAATATAATAATCAGGGGTGTAGGATAAATATGATTTCCACTCACCCTTCAGGCAGTTATATCCAACGGTGAACGAGACGTCCGTGAAATGGCTGGCGTCCTGTAGCTCCACCGCCTGCCCGTTCCTGTAGAACCGGCCGCCACGGAATTGGTACTCGCTCGGATTCCCTACCGGTATATAATCTTTCTTGGTTATCAGAACCCTCTTAAACCTATTATCCCAACCCATGGACAACCCTATACCAAAAAACTTGTTATCAATATCATAATAAGACAACTCGGCGTCCGTATCAGCGTTATATATCCGGCTACGGATGATCTTCATCTGAAGATGCTCCTTAAACCAGTTTCTAAGCCCCGGTGTGACCTCCGTAAGATTCCTACCATTAGAATCTACCTTAAACACCTGACCACGCCTTAAATCGACCCAAAAATGCCCAAACTCGCAACTGATCATATCCCGACTCTGGGTCCCGGAATATCCTAACGTCGTATTATTATACTCAATGCCACGAGAGGCGAAAAGCCCACCTGTCCCTAGCTCGCTATTCTCCGGGGATATTCTTTCTGCCAGCACGTCTATAGCGTTATATAGTCCTACCTGATTCTCGAAGCGAGCTAGTATTTGATCCGACTCTATTCCCTTCATGCTTATAAGCTTTCCGAACGAGGTCTTGAACTCATGGTAATCCATAGGCTTGTACGACAGCCAAGGATCGGTCATGCCGTTCTCCGACACGTCGGCGGTGCTCCATATGACGCCGTTGGGTCTTTGGTAAGCGCAGTCCCAAAAATTGCTATCATACGTCTCTGGTAATGACCTTCCGCCTAGCGTAAAACGATTCTTGTACACAGGACTTATCTTAAACACATTATCCCTTGATATAGGGACATTACGCTCTTGGGTCCATGATATATAATCCCCCACCTCCGGATAGAACCCCTCGTAAGGCTCAGGGCCGGCTATACGGAAATTGCAATTGATCTCAGACTCCACAAGAAACTGAGGTATGCCATAGAAATATAGGAAGAAACGACCGCTAAGATACATATCTCCGGTCTTGCAAACCATCTCATAAGCGCTCTTCCGGCTAGGGAAAGAGTATAGCGATCCGGTATCCGTATCGGTCTTGTTAAGATAATCCTCCCCGGTATCGTAATTGACGAAATAACGGGGATACCCGATGTTTCGATAATCGTAATAAGGGAATGGTATCATGTCCCCCTGACCGAACTGAGTCAAATAAAACATAGGCATCTTCCTCTTAAGCGAGAATCTTGATATAAATACATCACCTCCAAAAACAGGTTTACGCTTATTCTCATCCATCAACCCGCAACCGCCTAACGATACCCACCTGATATCCTCTATCTGCCCGTATTGAGCCGGAGAATATTTCTTTATCCTCATATAAGGACAGGATACGAAAGATTCACGTGTCATAAAATGAGGCGTCATACCAGCCACCTCATCGTTACGAATATTACACTCATCCTGAATACGACTGGTATCGTAACTTGAAACCAACTCCGGATATTCAAGCATATACTTATCCATACCAAATGACATGAACAACGAATGCTCACGATCGAGGTTGTTTATGATAATAGGCTTACCACCTACGGTTCCCCCTTGTGACGAGATGTCTGTAACCGGATACAACCCGCTCTTGATATATTTGGCCGTTGACAATCCACGTAGCTCCGACGCCCCTATTTTTTGGTAAAATAAATTATAATGAGCGACAGAAGTATAATAATAAGCATAGTTCCGTCTAGGTCCCCTATCTATCAATGCCGTTAACCACTGATATCTGTACTTGCCTATATCCACCACGGACTGGGCTGTGGCCTTGGCGATACCCGTAGCCAGACGGATAGCCGTCAGCGCTATGCCGACAGGGTTGGCTAAAAAGAACACACCTCCACCGACATATTGCTGTGAAGCCGACTGATATGTATACTCAGCTATAGCGGATATTAAATTAGCCATAGCCTCCACCGTAGCCAATGACGTTGCCATACTATAAGCCTTACTTCCTAATATCGTCCATTTAGGGTGATCCTCCACCTCCCTGAATATACCAGAGGATTTACCTAATTGATAACCATCAACAAGGCACTCAGTGGGAGCGTCAGGCTTGTTGAAGGCAATATCAGGGCTTAAGAATGAATACCAGATATTACCCTTCCTATTAAACGGATGCGTTATAAAATTCTCACGATTAATATCCTTATAGATATACATATCATCAGACAAATCGTTGTAAGGATAATTAGGATAAAGGTTAGCCGATCCGTCGGGATCATCGTACTTAAACATATCATAAGCCAGACCTGTACCAATAACACTCTTATCCAAGGCCCTATCTCCACGATATAGCTCGTATCCGATTATAGAGTCACGTCTAGCCTTATCTATAAGACCATTCTCTACCGCTATATCCAGAAACTCATTAACGATATCGTCATCAAGCATCACCCCCATAGGATAAATATAGGAGTCAACTCCATATTGACCGGTCAGTTGAGACGGATTACCCATAAAAGGAGCGACAGAGTTATCCGGGAACTTGTAATGACGTATAGGTCTCTGACAAAACGTGGTTGACGTATTTGGGTACTCAGCGTTACCCCCATTACCGGTGAAATAAGACTTACCCCCAACTGATTTAGGAGACCCATAGTATTTCATCAAAGAATCTATTATGTCCTTCCTCTTTGATCCTCCCGATGATATCCCGATCTTACTTGAATCATACAACTCAAAATTAGCCGGATACTTATTGGTAGACTCCCAATATCCGAAATCACCGTACTGATATGGTCTGGGAGCGCAGTCAGCGGGTTTATCCCCACATGAGATACATTTCGCCTCATAGGTAACGAATCTCCTTAATTTCAATTCTTTTGTGAAGAAGAATACGTATTTCACCTCCAGTGGCCGAATGCCAAAACAGAACGGGGCAGGGAAGATGGCGGTGCCGGCCGTATAGAATCCGGCAAGCTCCTTCATGTCCTGCCTCATGGCGAAACCGGTGAAGAACACGCATACCGCAGGCTCGATGCAAACATATATCTTATGGAAAGTAGTCTTGTCATCATTCCAGAACAAGTACTTTGGCATCATAAATATCTTATGATCCACGTAATTCACTATAACACCTTTCTTGGCATCATTAGCCAAAGGATTAGGAGCCACGGTACCTTCCTTGTCCGAGAAAAACGTTATACGAACCTTATTGTATGATGACGAGTCGCCGATCGGATAATTATAGTTACCCATCATCTCTATATACATAATACCGTTATCAGGATCGGATAAACCACTTATGTATTTCTCATAATCCAACTCCACCCATCTGGCGTATGAGGATACATGTGGATAGAACTTGAAATAAGTCAAGTTACTTCTACCGAACCAATTGGTCTTGGCGTCAATATCATTCTGCACAGACACACGACCTTCCCAGTCAGTAGTTATACCGGTATTAAACTTAGAATTATCACCATCGCCAAAAAGACACATGGCGTTCTCGATACCAAACTGACTCTCATATTGGGGGAAATAAGCCTCCATCGTATCCATTAACTGATCAAGCATCGTCTCCGTATGCTTCTTTCCTTCCCATCCGGGATATTGATACAAATATGTGCACTTACCCAATGACCTACCCCCTTGGAATGTAGGAAGTTGAACATCGTTAATAGTAGGATTCACGTGAGGATCACCTACCGAACACCCATTAGTACATATACCCTCATCATATAACTGCCGGACATTAGATATATCCTGACACAAGACCAAGGCGGAGGAGTCTATATCAGACGGGAATTTATCCTCATCCTGACCATCCAACCATTCCTGAACCAGATCTATGATATTCTTACCTCCACTGGAGTAATTATCGAAATCACACAATACAGAGAATTTCCTTTGTGACTCGGCGTTACTTTGTATTAAGGTGGTAGGCTCGGTCTCCGTATAATCACTAGCCAGCTTATATGTAAAATCAATCCTAGAATCCACCAAAGAGTTTTTATCCAATATAGTCCTGGTCTCTATCCTCTCGATATCATCACATCCACTAGGGAAATCGGGAGCCTTTATACCGTCTTGATCCTCTGGCAATGATATAGCAGCGCATAACTCGTCAGTAATACCTACATTAGATTCTATGATATCACACAGGTTCTCTATATTATCAGCGATATAATCAATAGCATCATCTACCGTAACATCTTCCCCCATCGTATTGATAACGAATTGGGTCTCTCCTACCGTGGCATATTCCTGCTCTACATATCTGAGTTGCTTGACATCTAGCTGATTCTTGCATTCTCCTCCAAAATCATCAAATCCCCAAGACGGGTCGTTTATGATCTTTGCCGTATTCTTAAACTGCCAAAGATGACGGCGGCTGTTCCCGGCGCACTGCGGGTTGTTCTCCAGCACCGACGCAGCCGACAGGTCGTCAGAGTTACCGTCCTCATCAACGATAACCTCCATCTCCTCCCTTGTGGCCGGACGAGGGATAAGCGGGAATCTAGCCGTCCTGTATCCTGTATTGGTAAAGAATCTTATACCCAACGGATATACCTCGTCACGCATGAAAGAGGCGTATTTAGAGCAAGCCACACCGTCTTTATACAAATTCTCCGTGGCTATAGATGTCTGCCATTTAACGAAATGACCCAAGAAGTTAACGACCGGTTGAAGATTCCATTCATTCTCCACGGTCAAGCCGTATTGAAGAAGACGATTCCCGACAGACGTCATGCCTCTGGCTGTCTTATATACCGGTATTTCCTTGGATAACTTCTCCATGGTCGTACGCTCGCTATACTGATCCGTAAGGTAATAGATGGTCCTTTCCGTTATCGGATGTATACCTTCTATGAAATACTCAAGAACCGGGCTTTGCTCGCCATTATATCCAACGGTGTTCTGTATAACACCTACCTTATAATGAGATACCTGCTTATCTATATTGGATACAGTAAGCCGGATACCCATGTTGGTTGATTTGCCCCATAAGCCATCACGAATGACTATATCCTGACGATCGAATATCATGATAGGGTTGGTCAATGAGCAATATCCGGTCTTCTCTATCCCGAACTCATCGCACAACGCCACGCAGAACTGGTAGGTCCCGGCACGCAGGCTTCCCCCGAACTCCACGACCTCAGGCTCCACGCACGGGGCCGTCAGCAGCGGGAATACCAGTAGCTTCTCGCAAGCCAGCCTACACCTCTCTATTGGCTTATCATCCCCACATGTCTTATATCCATGATAATGATACCAGAAGTCACCATCATCATCCGGATTAAGTGCCTTGTCAACCATAACATATCGCTGGGGGTTATATCCATCAGTCCAGTATATCACCTTACCACACTTCTCATCCTTGATCTCTATATCAAAGATCGGGTGATGAATGGAAAAGTTAAGACAAGGGTCATCGGTCCCATCCTCTATCAACACCTCCATCAAATCACATATCTCATCGAAACGACCATCCGACTCCTCAAGCCTCTCGCCAAGGATACGATGAATATCTTTCCCTGATCCCGCTAATTGATCCTCTACGGTCTTGACATAATCCAATGACCTCATGAACGTGATCTTAGAGGTGTTGTTATCAGGATTCACCAGAAAGAAATAAGTGTTATCACCAGCTATATCATTCTTATACCCAATAACCTTATAGCCATCAAATCGCTTACATAAAAGGGTACTAGGCTCGTTCTGGATCTTAAGCTGACTCCCATCGTCACCCTCTATGGTAGCGTTCAAGGCGAAACTGTACTCAGACGGGGATAGGTCCTGTGGATGCTTATCCCTGTTCATCCCGGAATCGGGAACCGCTATATTAGAATTATTTTGCACGATGTTATGTTTTTCGCAAATATAGCAAATCCGCCAGATAATCACTTATGTGGCGGATTCTAATAAACTGTACGT